CACCGTACTGATCCGCGAGATTCTTCTGCTCGGCGTTGGACGTTTTGTCGATGCCGATCAGATCACTATTGAGTGAGCGCTCCCGGTCGCTCTGACCGACGCCCGCCGCTGCCTGCAGCCCCTGCTGACGCAACGTTGCGACCTGCAACTGCAGCGCACTGGTGTAGGTGTTGACGGCCAGCGTCTGTTTCTTTATCCGGCCTTCTTCGTTGGTCGCGATTACTGCAAGTTCGCTCTCCGCGTCTCTCTGCGCCTTGACCTGGCTGGTCCGAGCATCAGCGATCTTCTGATCGAGTTCGATCGACTGTTGAGCGGTGGTGGTCTTCCTGGCCTTGGCAGATTCAAGCGCATTGATTTCCTGCTGGTAGCCGTTGGTGACCTCATCCCGCTCTTGCTCGACGATGGCAACGCGTTGACTGGTGTAGCTTTCCTGAGTGATCAGGCCAGCTTTCTGCGATGCGTCCAGCTCCTTTTCCAGATTCTTGTAGTAATCCAGAGTCGCGGCGAGGACGTTTTTAGCGTTCTCGTAGTCGGTGAGATCAACCGGGCCAGCGGACCCTGCCTTCGGGTCTTTGTACTTATCCTGGATGTTCTTGAGCGTCTTCGCGACATAGTCGGCCTGGACCTTCGGATCGTCTGGATTCGCCTTTTTCAGCGTTTCGACGTCGCGCAGGTAGGCCTTCGAGTATTTGTCGCGCTTCTCGGCGTTTGTCAGGTTCTGGTCGCTGATCTGCTTTAGGCGGATCTCGGCAGCAATACCCTCCTTCTGGATGCGGCCCTGCTCTTCCTGGCTCTTGGTCTTTTCGTTCTGCACGAAAACCGACAGTTGCAGGTTGTAGAGTTCGTCCTTCGAGTCCTTGAGCTTCTTGACGTTGTCGAGGTCATCCGGATCAGCGTTGACTGCGCTCTGCGCATAGGCAATCTTCTGATTAAGTTCAGAGACACGCTGAGCCGTGGACGCCTCGCGACCGATATTGTTGATAGCATCAATCGACTTCTTGGCTTCGTCCGTGATGCCCTTCCAGGCTTTCTGGATCGTGCCGAGGTTGTCAGTAATCTCTTTGGAGCGACCCTGCACTGTCTCTGCATAGGAGTCCGTCAGGATCTTGGCTGCGCCGATAGTGTCGCCTTGCTCGTTCAGAGCAACGATCTGGGCATAAACCGAAGCGGTCAGGAAGTGATACTGGTCATTCAGCTCTTTCGCGGCAGACACCGGGTCTTTTGCGATCTTGACGAACTCGGCGATCGTGGACTCAACCGACTTGCCGGTGGCGTCCTCCATGTCGGCGGCGGCCAGGGCAATGGTCTTGAAGCTGTCGCCTGCAATGACGCCACTGGCGGCCAACTTGGTCAGCGAGGCCGCAGCTTCGCCGGTAGTCCCGTTGACCGCGCTTACCTGCTGGGCCAGCTCGGCAAGACTCCCGGCCGATTGGCCAGCGTAGTTGCCGGTCAAGATCAGCGCGTTGTTGTATTCAGTGGTTTCCTTGTGACCCTTGACGTAGCCATAACCGAGAACGGCCAGGGCTGCGGCGGCGGCAACAGCTGCAGCTGCGACACTCAGGATGACAATCGAAGTGCCGGACAGCGTTGGACCGAGAGCGCCGGCCGCCTTCTTGGCGTTCTCAGCGGCTTCAGCGGCCTTGTTGGTGCTGTCCGCCAAATCGCCCATGCCATCGCTGGCTTTGTCGGCGGTGTCGCCAGCTTCCTTGGCCTTGCCGGAGACGTCGCCGAGCGCGTCGCCAAGAGCCGCGGCATTCTGGCCGCCGGAGAACAGGGATTTGAATTTCTCCTTCAGCGCGTCGAAAGTATTGCCGATGCCGCCGAAGGAATCCTTGATCTGGCCGCCCTGCTGGATCAGAACCGTGAACGGGTTTTGGCCGCCAGCAATGCTGGTGAAAATGTCAGTGAACTGGGCAGGCAGTTGGCGCAGCGCCTGCTGGGTTTGCTTGGCAGAGGTGCCAGACTTGGCCAGGCCGTCATCAAAATCACCAAGCTTCTTGCGAGCAGCATCAATGCGCGACGAGTAATCACGAAATGTCTCGGTGTCGATCAGGCCAGCCGACTTGTACTTGCCCAGTTCAGCTTCTTGCTGGTCCAGCTTGTCGAGGGCCGCAACAGTCGGGTTGATCTTGCCCAGCAGATCCTGAAGGCCCTCGCCCTGGGCAACCAATGCCGCCGCCGCCTTCTTGGCCGACTCTGACTGCCGGTCAGTGGTGCCGACAAGGGCGTCGGACTGCTCTTGCAGACGCTTTTGCAGTGCGGCAAGACTGGCAGCCGACGAGCCTGACGTATCCATGGCCACGGCGGTGCTTTTGACGCTGGTGGTGAGGCTCTGGTAGTACTCGCTTGAATCCAGAGAGGCTTTCGCCATCGCGGTGAGGCGTTTCAATGCCTCATCAGTGGACTCAGCCAGCTTCCCCTCAGCCGACGCCAGGCCGGCGGTAGACGTGGAAGCCTTGTCGAACCCAGCAGCAACGCCCTCAGCGGCTTTCTCAGCCTTGGCGCCAGACTCTGCCAGGCGATCGAGATCCGTGGCAGCCTGAACGGCATCACCGGAATCTACCTCAATACCAAGCTGTGCGATTGTGCCGGACATGAGCGCTCCATTATTTCGATTCGCTCATAGCGAGCAACGCCTCGGCCTCCAGGCATTGGAGGTCGGGGAAAATCTCAGTGATTTGCTTTTTCTTTATGCCGACGTAGCTCGCCACGTCGCGGATGGCTGCGTAGTCCAGGCCGGTGGCCCCGTACTCGTTGGTGCGCCATTGAGTAGACATGGCGTTGAACAGGCGAAACGCTGGCCAGTTGTCAGCCAGCACCTCGCACTCTTCGACCGGTATATCCGCCTTCGACATGCCGAATGCCGACAGCTCTTCCTCTGACGGCCCAGATTCGTACATCAGGCGGGCGACCTTGGTTAGTTTCCCAGGCGGACCACTGTGAAGGCTTTTCGATAGGCATCTGCGATGGCTTCGCCAGCACCAGCCGACGTTTCAACCAGCGCCCGGATGGACTCTTCGTTGAGCTTGTCGTCGAACCCCCAGCTGGCTACGAGCTGGGTGACCTGATCAACCTGGCGATTGATGTTTGACTTGGTGAGCTCTACCAGGTCGACATCGGCCCCCATTGCCCTGAAGCGTTCATCTTCCTGCCTGGCCGCTTCCTGCCAAGCCACGAAGAGTTCCGCCAAATCTTTGCGATCGCGGTACTTGAACTCGAAAGGCACCTTGATTGTGGTGCCGCCGACGCGAGGAATATCCACGTCGACCTTGAACGTCGGGTTTTGGGCAATCTTGAACTTGGCCATTGGGGCTCCTTACGCTGCCGAGTAACGGGTTGGGCGGCCAGTCAGCGAAACGTTGATGACACGGGTCATCAGATTGTTACGTGCCAGGGCCGGAGTCGTGGTGATCGACACGTAACCGTTGTAGAGGATGATGTCGCCGTTTGGCAGGTTCAGGCGAAGGACGCGCGGTTCTTTATCGGCATCCGCCTCTTCGCAGATGGCGACATAGCCGAGGGTCGGATCGTCGGCGACGGTCAGCGCCAGGGTGCTGGGGTTCTTGGTGGTGGGAATCTGGCGGTCGTCGTCATCTTCCAAAAAGCCGAACGTGAAGAATTGCTGTTCGCCGCCGCTGGCCGCTACGTCCGTGATCTGGGAGATCGCTTCAAACGCAGTGACCTCACGCACCGAGCCAACGCCGGAGCCTGCCGGGTAGGTCTGCACCTTGGTGGTGTCGATGCCGTCCAGCACGAATGAGCCGCTTGTGATCGCACCAACGCGGACCGCGCGCTGATTCAACTTGGTCCAGCCGGAAGTGATCGCGATGACGTCGCCCAACACCAACCCAGCTGCCGCTGCCGACGCCACAGCGGGATTGGCATTGGAAATGGCTGTGACAGGAATGTCAGCGCCGTAGGTGGATGCGATTTCGAACGTAGCGCCGTTGGGGAGTTTGAAGCCCATGGGGTTTTCCTCTTTGCAGAAATGACAAAACCCGCTCAATGGCGGGTTCAGTGGTTGCCCAACGGGCGTGTTCAGTTATTACAAATTTATCTCGATCGTGACCGAGCCGACGACGGCTGTATTTGTTGGCTCTTCCATCGATTGGTGGTTGTGCATTCTCACATCGACCCCAAGAACGCCAACTCCGGTCTCTTCCATGAAGCGGGTGACTGCTTCCTGTATTTTTGAGGCAAGGTCCGTTTCAAGAGCTTGCTTTCTAGACTTAAGTTCGTGCAGTTCCATTTCGTCTCCCGTTAGTTAGTGTCAGAGCGGTATTCGAAAGAGACTGGCACGGTGTAGGTGCTGTCATCGGTGATGCCTGGGCCTTGGCCCGGCGGCGTCATTGTCACGACTGTGAGCAGGCTCTTCGTATTGCGCTCGTAAAGCGGGAACAGCGCAGTCACCTGATCGGCGATAGCGTCGGCCGGTCCTCGGTATTTTCCGGATGGCGTCACGATGCTGACCTGAAAGACTCCGAGGTACAGCCTGTGATCGCCCGCCAGCGTCTCGCTTGAGGTGTCCGCTGGCAGAGTGAAGGCTTGCAGGTAGATCTCGCCATTCGCAGGCTTATAGGCCTCATTCTCGACGACGACCTTCAATGGCTTGGCCAGGGCCTTCGCCCACGTGAGCAGACGAGCCTCGAATATCGAAGCGATAACGTTATGGCTCATACCTGATTGTTCCTGATGGCCTCCAGCACGATTTGCTGGAAGCGGGCCACGGTGACGCGGACCATACCGGCGGGCGCCTGATCGGAATGACCAAACTCCAGCGGGATTGAGTACGGCAGGTTGTTGACGATGAAAGCAGTTTCACCAGCCTTAAAGGCGATCGATCCGTCAGCGATCTGCGCAGACGTCGCGGCGCCATTAGGGTCTACCTGGGCAATCGTGCCGCTGGCCGGAGTGCTTATGCTGAACTGCCAGTTGCCACGGAAGCGGCCTGTGTCGACCGGAGACATTCGAATAAGCGAGTTGCCCAGCTCAATCACGATCTCCCGAAGGCTTGCGTCAACCGCTTCTTTAGCTGTCTCGGCAAATTGGGCGAGGCTCAAAGCGAAACTGCCGGACTGCCCGGCACCTTTCCTGCTCACGCCCTCACCTGCAGTTCATAGAGAATTGGCGTCCCGGCCGGGTTGATCTCTTTAAGCGGCGGCACGATGGACCATGTGCGGCCCTGGGCGACGACTGTGTTCAGCAGATCAGGCACCCATAGAAGGCCCTGCGCGGCAATCTTCAGCTTCTTGTCGCCCTGCTTAATCAGGGTATTGGTCAGGAACTCTTGGCCGGTGAAGTCGATCAGCAGGCCTTGAGCGGCTTGCTCTGTCACAACGCCTGGGGCAGCAGTGCCGGTTTCTGGATCGTACTCACCCGGCGCAGTAGCCTGAATCGTTACGGCCTGACCGAATTCTGTGATCATCTCCAACGCCAGCGCAGCCATTTCGTCGTAGAAACTCATGAACGCCACCGAGATGAAGAAATGACAAAGGAACAGAAGAATCAACTTCTGATTGATACGGGCTACGAATTGTTCGCAACTTGTGATTCGGGATCGCCGAGTCTTATGCGCAAATTAGATGCTCGCGATGCTATCAAGCTGGCGCTAGAAGGCGCCGCGCCTCCTGATCATGTGCGGTTGGTGCAAGATTGTATTGTTCCGCTTTGCAGAAGCTTTTCCATCGTCGGGTTAATTAGGATGACTGCGATTGCGGGCGCAATGGTTAGCGAAGATCCGGAGGCCATCGACAAACTTGTACGCCTCGTAGCGCAGGGAGTGTGGAGCGAGCTATGAGCGAATTGCGAACAGTCCTCGCTTTTGCAAATAGTCGGCGAACTGCGTAGCGCTCGGTCGATCCGGCGCCGCTGGTAACAGTCGGCCGCTGGTGTTCGGTATCGTCGCGTATTCGCGCGTGACCGCGCCTTCCACTCGCTCCAGCGTAACCGCGCCTTTGCGCTTCTCCGGCGGATCGATATCATCGGCGTACAGTTCGACCGCCAGTGCCATCTGCCCGTACGGGATTCGCCCGGGCAGATAGTTGTCAGGCTTGATCTCGCAATCCAGCTCAACGTCGCGCCGAGGCCAGGCCAGAGCCTGATCACTCGACGTCTTGCGCCCTTTCCAGATCATGCCATCCATTGCGAGAGCGGCCCGGCGCAGCAGTGCCTCTTGCTGGACCTCTTCCGAGGGGATGACAGAGCCGAACTTGACCGCATAACGAGTCAAATCGTCAGCGCTCGCGTAGCTTTCGGCATCTGGCAACCCGGTGCCGTCCTCGATGATTAGCATGTGTCAGTCCTGGGCTTTGAGCAGTTGCAGCAGGGTCGGAAGATCAGCTGTTTCGTCGAAGGCCACAGACTTTTCAGTCAGCGCCGCCTTCACTTCGTCGATATTCAGCTTGTCGCGCGGGTCAGCCTCCTGCTTGGATGGCTTGTCGCGATACTCGGCCTTCAGCTTCGCTTTGGGCGCCTTTTCGACCTCATCGTCACGGTCATCCGTCACGTTTGCGTCGATGATGATCAAGCCTGCTTTCTTGGCAATGGCTTTCACATCGTCTTCGTAACGATGGAATGGACCCGGAAGATACCAAACGTTTTTGTCGCTCATGGGAAATTCTCCGCTGCGCCAGGCTGCCCCGGCGCAGACATCAGGGGTTACTTGGCAGCGTCACCGATCAAGGCAACACCAGCGGTGTCCTTGATGCTGGTCGCGGTCTTGTCCCAGTTGGTGCCGGTGGCCAGCGCCGCGCTGGTAGGCGACTTGCCGCCGTTCGCGGTATCCCAGGTGTAACCCTTCAAGCCCAGGCCGAAGGTGTAGTCAACCTGAATGGTCGTCTCGATGCGGGTCTGACCGTTGGTGGTCTGCACGTTCGAGATGATATCGCGGCTGTCATGCACCAGCGCAGCGCCGGATGCGAGCGCCAGGATAATTTCCTTGTTCGGCGTGCCGGTCTGCATCAACGCAGGAGCATCGGTCACAACCGAAATCTTGCCCAGGATATCGACAACGCGAACGTTGCCAGCTTCGAACAAGTTGCTGGCGTTGGCCAGACCTTGACCGACCAGTTTGTGCCAGGTGCTTCCCTGCATTACCTGGGCAACCAAGCTTTGGCTTGCGTCACCGAACTTGGCGTGCGAATTGTTCAGGGCGGCCTGACTGATGCCGAGGGTGGCCGACACGTCGTTGGTTGCCGCCGCCTGGCCAGTGATCGCGGCCACCAGGGCGGCAATAGCAGTGTTCAGCTGGTCCTTCAGCAGGATCTCGGCGAAGGCCTTCGACGCCACTTCGATACCCTGAACAGTCGGACGCTGCAGCCAGGTCATTTGCGATGGCTCGTAACGAACGGGACCGAAGCCGCCAGCCACCTTGACGGTGGTGTTCTGCAGTTCAGTCAGATCGACAGGAGTTACAGCGGCCTGGGCTGCGTACCGGTTGACGCGGCGCTGAGCTGCGCCGAGGTTCTGGAAGAACGACTGTTGGAGGAAGTCGCCAGTGAAGCCGTCCGGAGACAGCACGATGGCGCCATTGCTCGCGGCGTTGAAAGCCTCCAGCATCTGGTCCAGCGTCTCCAGGGTTTCTGGCATGATGAATTCGTTGAAAACCTGCATTTGCGACAGGGACATGGATCAATTCCTTACTTTAAGGGGAGGTCTGGGTATTTGCTGGCAAGCGCTTGAGTGCGCTCGGCCTTGGTGCCGCCGATGTTTCCTTTCGCGGCCCCGCCGCCATTCCCAGCACCAGAGGCCCCGCCACCTGATGCTTTGCTGCCCGCGATCAACGGCGCGAAGGCCGTGTCGTTTGCGAATTCTGCTTTCAGCTCATCCAGCGTTGAAGCCGAGAGCTTGCCCTGCTGGTCGAGGACGACCACAACAGGCTTCCCGTCGCGCTGCTCGACGCTCAAACGGCGTTCGATGTGCGGCAACAGGGCTTTGGCGCTGCCTGGAATTGCCAGGGCAGACGCGATGTCAGTAGCGGTACGGCCGACGGTCAGATCCCGGATCTGGTTGCTCAGCGCGCCGCGCTCCTGATCAAGCTGGCCGGTCAACTCGCTTTGCAGGCGGTTGTACTTCTCGGACCAGGACTTTTCGAGTTCTTCGACGTTGCCAGACTTGCGAGCGGCTTCTTCACGCTCGGTGCGGGCCACCTCTTCTGCTTCGCGCGCTTTCTTTTCAGCCAGCTTCTTCTCGCTAAGCAGCTCTTCGACCTTCGACTTAAGGCCCGAAACGTCTTCTTGTGGCGGCAAGCCTTCGATACCCAGGACATACTTGCCGTCCTTCTCGGTGTAAAGAGCGCGCACGCCGTCATCCACTCCATCAAGAGTGTCCAGCTGATATTTCAAACCCATTTGCTTGTCTCCCGGAGACGTGGCGCAGGCCCTGCCTGCAGAATTTAATGCCCTGCCTTGAGAGGGCTTAATAATTTCTTGCTTTTTCATTTATTTCGTTTAAGCTAAACGAAACAGCCAGAGGATTTTAATATGAAACCCCCAGTACAAATAATAAACGACCGAGAAGGAAAGCCTATGTTTGCCCTTCTCCCCTACGAGGAATACTTAATGCTTAATACAGCTGTTCCGTATGCCGATGCCCTGTCTGCCAGCAATGAGAAAAGTCTCTTGTCAGAAGACGGCCTGCGCGTGTCTCTTCCAAACGCGCCAGGTGAATACATAGATCTCGTCCGCTTGGCTCAGTATTGTGTCGACACCAACCTGATCGCCATGGCTGCTGACAACGACCGTGATGACGTTAAGGCCGAGTACGGCAACAGCTTCCCGGTAAGCATGAGAGCCCAAGCACTGGATAACTTTGAAGCTCGTCATCGTGGGTCATTGGATCCGCTGATCCGTTCTGAGTTCTTGAGCAAGGCTTCCCCATATCGCAATACAATGCAGGCAACCACCGCAGTAGTTAATGCACTTATCGAAACCGGCATGTTTATTTCGACAAAGCGCAAGTATGACTTTTATCGCCCGGTTAACGCACTCGATTTTAATATCGATGCTGCCAAGTCATTCCTTATTGGCAAACCAGAAGTAACTAATAAAATTAGGCCTTATTTTTGGTACAAGCGGATTACAGATTAAGCGTCGATTAACTCAACTGATGCCTGCGCTTGCAAACGCCAGTGGTTCAAGCGTCTTCATCTGCTCCAGGGTCAGAGGCTTGAAGTTCCGATCTAGCTGAAGCTCAGAAAACCGCTCAACACTCAGCCCACCATCGCGAAACAGCTTTCCACGGACCGGGCCAATGGCCTTGTCTTGGAAGGCCGCCGGCTGTTGTTGCAGCCACTCGTAATAGGTCTGATCGGCGCGGACTTGTTGAGGCCCTCCCTCGCCGACTGATGCCCGTGTAGCGCCCTGGCTGAACAGTGCGCTGAATCTGGTGACCGCAACCACGGTCGACCGGCACCGGATGTGCAGCGGCGGCCTGGGACCTTCAGTCAGCTTGAACCGCCGCCCATCCAGTGTCCGACACTGCGCAGTTGTGCGCGTATCCAGGGTGCTGACCCACTCCACCGACTGAACGACATCGCTGTTTTCCTTCAGCGTCTCCATTCGCGCCTGGGTGGCTACGTGCTGGACTGCTGTGCGGACGATCGCCTCGGCGTTTCGGTTGGTCGTGGCCAGTATGCCGTCGTTATAGTTGAGAGCCTTCGTGCCGCGAACGGCCTTGATGATCTGGAAGTTCGTCTGACCTTCGAAGAATCCCTGCCGGATTGCGCCAGTGAGGCGTTGCCGCTCGTTCGTGGTGAAGCCATCAATGAACGCCTTGAGCAGCTTGCCGCCGTCGGCACCGCGTACGCTGAGCGGGTTGGTCAGGATGGCCGCACGAATTGCAGCAACCCCAGGCAGCACCGCATCGAACACAACGCCAACCGGCGCGGCGCGGGTCAGGCTGGCGGCTTCGAACTGGGCCTCGTAGTTGGCGATGTCGACCAGATCAAGGTTCAACTGATCGCTATACCGATCGAATATCCCCAGAAGCAGGCTATCGACCTCGGTGAGCAGCTTCTCCAGCCTGGCGGTGGTGTAATCGGTCAGATCCGCACGACCGAGCTGATCACGAATCGACCGGTCAATCTCCTTCAGGAAGGGCGCGAACTTCTCCACCTCACCGGACTTCAGTTGTTCGAGGAAGACAGCGTTCCGAATGGTGGCGTCAAGGATTGCTTGATTGGCCGCCATTTGGGATTACCTCGTTGTCATCATCCAGCTGAGGGCCAGGGCTTTGCGCGGCCAGTTCGTCGCGGACATCATCGTTCGTCTTTTCCGGGTCAATGACCCCGCGATCGCGCAGGTATTGCCAGAAGTCCGACTCGGGCAGCTTGCCGCCCTGTACCGCGGCGAATAGCTGGCCGAGAATGTTCGCGTCGAGGCTGATCTGAGTGAAGTCTTGGTTCAGCTTGTAGAGCGTCTGGCCAGTAGCGCCAACGAACTTCGCCATCCAGACCAGGCATTGATCGTAAGCCTCGCTGACGTTGCTCACGATCAAAGACAGAACGCTGTGCTCCGCCGCGCTGTCGTTATCAGCTTGGGTGGCGGTCTTCACCGCGCTGCCTCGCTCGATCAGCCTGGCGCCGAGGGCAACCAATTGGTTTTCCTTGGCGTCCATGGCCTCCTTGATCATGGTGTTGGCCTGGGCCTGAATGATGCCGGCCGAGCCATTCACCGGCAGCGGCAAGATCGCCCGCGATCCGAAATAGATGCCTTCCTTCTTCAGGATGCCAAGCCAGTGCTCATCGAGCCCGGACATGAACACCTGGGGCTGACCCATAAGGAAGGCCGCATCTTCATAGTCTGCGCTGTTACGGTAGTGACCTCTATTGACCTCTGCCATGTCATACAGCGGCGAGTCATCGATGCTTGAATCATTGTTCTCGCTACCCAAGAACTGGAACGGGATCACCCGCCATGGCAGGCCGGCCCCATCCAGCGGGGTAAACGGCGGCGTGATCATCTCGCTCTTACTTTTGCCCTCCTGCCACAGCTCCTGGGTATAGATACCCGTCACGTCGAGGCGCAGCACGCGGTATTGCACCACCTGCTCACTGCCGAAACCATCCTCGGTGTCGACATCAACGCATTCGCGCAGCACGACGAGGCTCAGCAGATGCTGACCGCCGACCTGTCGGGTCTTCCAGTTGATGATTGACTCAGCCGGGTAGCTGTTGACGCTGGCCCGGGCGCGGCCGGCGATCTCGTCGGCCTTGCTAACAGTGCCAGCTTTAACGGACACATAGTCCACCAGCAGGCCATGACGCCCAACCTCAAGCAGGTGTCCGATCACTGATTGAGACTGCTGATAGATGCTGACACCCTGGCCGTCTATGTCCTTCGACACATAGCTGAGCGCACCGGGTACGACCAGCGTTGGCCATATGCGGAATACCGCACCTACAAGGCTGTTTTTCGTCCGGCCGGTGGCGTTGAAGAATACGGCGCGCTCGATGTAGGCCTTGTATCGCTCTTTGTTCTGTTCGCTATGGTCGTGAGCGTTCGGCTTTGGCAGATAGACCTCACCGGCCGCCTTAATTGTCTCGGAACCCTTGCAGACGTCACGCACCAGGCGCCAGCGGTTTAGCGCCGCCTTGTACTCAGGGCGGGTGAAGGTGACGTCGTTAGCAGCCATCAGCGTGCAAATCCTATGTCTATTGAGGTGACCGGCTTGATGATCGGGTACTCGCGGTGAATGAAGTAGCCGCCGCCGTCATTGGCGTGGTCATTGCCCTGCGTCTTGTCTGGCTCACCGTTCGCGGCCCAAACCTGCTGTTCTAGCCCGTCTGCATAGGTCGGGCATGTAAATGGATTGACCAGATACCGCCGTTCGCCCTGGGCATTGCAGAACATCGCGTTCATGGCGTTGATTCGGTCTTTGACTGGCGGGTTGGCCGCCGGAGCGATAACCGTGAAGCCCGCCTGCTTGAGCATGGCCAGGTCAGTAACACTGGCATTGACTGACTTTCGCGAATCGCCTGAGGCGTCCGGATAGATTCGGATCTCGCAGGTCTTCTTGAAGTCGTTGCCGTCGTGCTGCCAGTAGCGCTCCTTGATGCGCCTTATCATGTCTGGCGTGTCGTACCCATCCATCAGCTCATCTACGGCGCGGGGTAGTCCTTGGTCGCGCTTGACGTGAACAACTGCCGCCATCTTGCCGACGTTGAAGTCCATGCCGATGAACAGCGGTTCGCTGGGCTGGATCGTGTCAAAGCACCCATTCAGCTTGCGGTCGTATGCGTGGTAGATCGAGCCGGACGTCAGGTTGACGAACTGGCCGTTCAGGTAAGCCCTGATCAGTTGTTCCGGGTACGACTCCATTAGGGACGGAATGTAGTCGTCAGGCAGGTTAAGTTCGTTGTCGAACGTGCTGGCCTGGACAAGCCCGTACATTTCCTTCAGTGCAGGCTTGTCGCGCAGCTGCTTTACGAACTGAAGGAAAACGAACTTGAAGCCTTCCGGTGTCGTTGTGACGTCTACCCCATTCTTCAGCCCGGGCAAGTTGTACCGCATCCGGGCAATGATCTTGCGCCAGGCCTGCTGAGCTTTAATCGACGTGAGGACGTCCAGCTCATCCACCAAAGCATGGCCAATCTTGAAACCGACAATCGTCTGCGGTTTCTCCATCGACCGGCAAATCACTGTGCCGCGGTACTGCGGGCCGCTGTAGATGTGAACCTCGTGGTTCGCCTGATTGATTTTGGTCTTCAGTCCCCAGTCGTAGGCCACTTCATCAATGGTCGGGTAGAAGATGTCCCGGATCTGCGGGTAAGTCGGTGCAAAGTAGCCAGCATTGACGCCTGGCCACTCCATGAAATGCTTGCTGAGCGCCGAGCAGCCGACCCAGGTCTTCCCTGAGCCAAACCCGGCCACGAATGCGCGAAACTTGTGCGGCAGCGTGAGGAACTGAGCCTGGGGAATGTTAAGGCTCGGCATTAGGCTTCCTCGCATCCACCACATCGACTTGAATGCGAGTCGGGACGATCACCTCTTCGTCTACGTCAGCCTTGCGCTGGCGATTGACGTACATGTCGCCTGATTCTTTGGCTGCCTGCTCCAGTACTTGAAGTGCAAGCGGCAGGTTACGCATTGTCTCGGCTTTCTCGATGATCCTGCCCAACGCACGCAACCTGTAGGCTCGATTGGCGATCGGGATCTCAGCCGTCTCTTCTCGAAAACGCTTACGTGTGTCGTGGAACAAGGTCTGCCACTTCAGCGCAAGACCCTTGCTGCTTGCCTTCGTCGGGTCGTGACTCTCAACCTGTTGTCGGGTCAGGACCTGGCCGAATTCATTCTTGACGGATTCCACTACCTGAGACGGCGTGTCAAAGCACGCTAGAGCCTGAACGATGAAGCTCTTCACCTCATTTTTCAGGGCTGCCATATGATTTCTATCCGTCTAGGGCCTGTCTGGTTTCAGGCCGACTTGAGTAGACAGGTTCCGCAGGCCCTCGAAATATTCAATTTACCTACCTCGGCAGGCTTGTTTGCAGCATCCACCAGCGCCTGAACGTCAGCGCTCGCACCATAGCGGCGAACCACACCGACGAACTCTTCGACGTCATGGCCCTGCATCTTCAGCTTGGGTGCGCCTGTCTTGGTGAATGCAGGTGCTCCGTACTGATCAGTGGCCTGAGCCAGGTGATACAGCTCATGCTCGACCAGTGCGCAGAAGTCGGCATCGCTACAGGTGGCGCAGTAATCGGCGGCCAGTGTGATGATGAACGCCGGCACATCGCCGAACCAATCGAGCATCTGCTGTTCCATCCGGGCTTTCTGCCAACCTCCTGCACGGAATGCGACCTGCTCAGCCTGACCGAGGACGCGGCGACCCTGCTTCTCGAAGCTGGACGACGCCCACATGACTGCGACATCGGCGTCAATCAGATGGGCATGGTCAGGGTTGTGAATGCTGCTGGTGTCGGAAAGGATCTCGGTCTGTATCCACTCCCACACTTCAGGCGCAGGAGTCAGCCGGATGCCGAAATCGTTCAGCTCGGAAAGCTCAAGGAGTGACGCCGAGGGCATCGGTCTGTCCATGGCTTTACCTTTGAGCTTGAAATAGTGGCTGGTTGCCGGTATTGGTGAGGATCAACTCACCAGCACATGGAAGACGCAATGGAACCCAGATATAAGGCGAGACGCCGAATTTCAGTAGCAGTAGGCAGCGTGAGCGGCGGGATGAGGACTTCAACATCATCGCCGCCTGGCTTCAGCGTGTTCGATACTCTCGAAGTTAGAGAGCTTCCTGAATTCTACGAAACCCAAGCCTCAGCCGAGGATGCTGCCGAGAAACTCAATACCGAAGAGTGATCCATTGGTGCCGCACTAACCCTGCGGCACATCCAACTGACGAATGACTAGGCGCCTGACTGTCCCGCCAGTAGCGGTGTCTCGCTTCTTGGCAGCATGGACAGCCTCTGCTGCAGTTGCGCCCATATCCATGGCGACAAGCGCGAAGTCCTGACCGCTACCAATCGCATACGGCCTCTCAAGCCAGATGGGCGTCTTGCAGAGCCCGTCCTTCTCGCTATATGCGGCATAGCAAAGCGCCTCCCCGTCGAACACCAGGGCCGAAGCTTCTACGGTGCCGGTCACCGGCTCACCGAACCAGGCAGCGATAAGCTTGGGGTAATCGCACATGTACCCGGACAACACGAACTTAACGCCCTTCACCTCATGGCACTTTTCATAGTCGTCATAGGTGATGGTGCTGCCGCTGGTGATTTGGGAGTCATAGGCGATCACGCCGTTCTTGTAGGCAATGGTCGTCATATCGACTCTCGATCAGGTGATGGTGCATTCAGGCCAGATGCAGCGAGCAAACGCCAATGCCCCGGCATGATCAAGCGCTTCGTCCAGAAGGATCATCGGGAATGGCTTGTAGCCGGGCGCCGTGACGTACCAATTCTTCTTGGTCATGGTCACCTCGCACCACGAAATGGCGATCTTTGATTTTGTGGCGCTCTACGACCTGCGGCGCTCGACCTTCACCCGACGAGTATCCCGGTACAGGCAGTGCTCGCAGTGCAGGTAGCGGCAGAGCCACACTTTTATGCGCTCCCACCAGGTCACCATGACGAAGTGACGGAGACCGGCAAGGGCCAGGGAGGCGTGGAATGTCACGCCTGCAACCGTGGGGGTGAGGTAGATCGATTCCGCCCGGGTGGCAATCGCATACCCAGACAGTGCAATGGCGGCGTAGATCAGCTTCCCGGCGATACCGTCACGCACCTGATTGCTCAGGATGGCCCAGACAGCCCATAGGGCGATGATCGATACGAAGAGATTGCTCAGCGTCTGTAGGCTCATGGGTTGCCTCCCCCGAACTTCTGGCGGATGAGCGACCAGAGATCGGCGGCTTTGATGGCGCGGTTGATTGCGGTCATCAATGACCCACCGAATGCACCAAGGAGAAATCCGATACCGGCCACGTTACCCGGCTCGGTGATTGAGAGGTAGGTGCTGACGATACCGGTCAGGTACAGAGCGCACGCCACCCCTGTGATCAAGAAGACCACCCAGGCCTTCCAATCGTTCAGGTCATCCTTGTGCCACCAGCTTGCAGCGATGACGCCAAATAGCCCGGCCATCATCCAATCAGCCCTCTCAGAGAGGCGATGAAAGAAATCCATGCGCTCAACTCCGTGACTGGGCATGTGGAATAAAAGGACCACGGGGAGGTGGTCAAAGGAGCGCCCTGGAGTGGGCTGGTGGAACAAGAAGCCCCTCGCTCAGGAGGGGCTAAACTGCGGAGTTTCCGTATTACAGGACATCCCATGTTGCGTTGACAGTCACGTTACCAGAGCCGTACAGCCACAACCCTTGTCCTGCTGGAATCGTTACAGGGTAAGGAAGGGTGCCGTTCTGCGCATAAAAGATGATCGGAGAGGTCACGTCAAAATAACCGGTCAGGGCTTTAATGCCCGAAGAGACAACTACAGCAGCGTTAGACGATTGCGTGGCGAAGGTTCGAAGCACCACACCATTGACGTTCGCGCTAGGAGCCACCAGTTGAAGCGCGCCAGTTACCTGGCCATTTTTGAAGTTGATACCGATTGGTTCTGCCATTTTCTTCACCTATTGAGTCGAATGATTTGTCGCGGAGGATTCCGCTTTCATGTCGCTCAAAGGCGATAGCTCGAGGCTCGAGGCCTTCACATGATTCAACGTCCCGCACCGGGAACATTTGATCTGGAGCTCTGCTACTCCACCCACGCGGGCGAGAAGTCTTTTGCATTTTCCACATCTGCAATCTTTCAACATCTGCAAAGCCTTTTGATTTCTGCTAGGCTCCGCCCCGCTCTCGCGAGAGTGAGGGGGCCTTGGCTGGCTTGCAGGCGCGTTCTGCGATCTGGCGGCTCCTTTGGGTGTTACAGCACCCTCTGGGGTCGCCCTCTCTTTTTTCGCCGCAACGCAAAAGCCCCGCACTTGGCGGGGCTTTCTCGTTTCTGAAGGGCACAAAAAAGCCCGCTCATTGGCGGGCTTCGTGGAGCAAGTTGCCGTAGGCAAAGTACTCAATGTGGTGAAACGATACTGTCAGCCGGACATTTCGTCAACTGCATAGTGAAAGTATGCTCGCCCGATATCAATCAAGACACAAAAGTGAAGTCGCCTGCCTTCTTCGGATCAAGCCGTAGCAGAAGCGGAATATCATCGAGCGTCCATAAATCCTCTGATGGATCGTGCTTTATGACGAATTCCTTAGGGTCAGTAAGGATGTCCCAAGTTGCCTGATCGTGAACGTGGATCTCTTTGACAGGAGCTCCATTGGACGTGAAATAGTAGGTTTGACGTGCATCCATAAGAGCGCTGACATTGCTCATGCTGCTTCCTTCATCATGTTGATACATCTTGATACCGGCACAAGTGCCGCCTTATCAAGATCATTGCACGCCTCGAAGCATAGGTCGATGAAGCCGCCCCACTCCCTGCCCCACTGCTCAGATGAAAGCTCCAGTCCAAGCTCCATTTCCAGCCAGTACCGGAAGGATTCAGGCGTCGAGCAAGGGTCCATTCCTTCGCTCTGCCCGCCCTGATGCATTCGGCGGTACCGATGGAGCACTCCCGCCGCGACCAGCCTAGCCTTCTCGAACTTCTTCGCGTACATCTTCGACCCGGCGTTGTAGGCGCGCAGGAAAACAACCTCCCCAGCCTCTTCCTTGTCGTTTGCCGTGGCGATGGGGCTGTACATGTGATTGCCGAACGCCTGGAGGTGGCCGGGCAGCGTGGCAATAGCGTGCTGAATGCGGGCCGATATTGATTGATGCATTGCGTGCCGGCTGTTCACGGACTTGGCAGTGGCCTGGACGGTGCAGCCCAGCAGGCCGATCTGTTCGATGTGCGCGCCCTGGCTATCCCATGGGGTGTACAAGCTGTCGTGCCAGGCAAGCCGCGCCGAGTTCAGGTTGATCATGCTGCACTCCTCCGAGCCATTTGTTGTTCGCACTTCTTGCAGCGGCTCCAGTTGCCCGCCTCAAACATCGGTGTGCGCTCGGTGCTTACGGCGTCGATGCCGCAGAGCGACTCCCAGTAATAGTCCCGTCCGTTGCTGGTGATGGCATCGAATCCCTTCAGCTTCGCGAAGTAATGCACCTTGCCCCTGATCGGGAACGTTGGTTTCAGCCATCCGCTGTCTGCTTGGCTGGCTGGGCCAGTGATCTGCGCAACCTGATTCATGCCACCCCCTTTTTCAGTTCACGGGTCATTGCCCTGTATTTGGCTTTGATGGCCTTCAAATCTTCGATGGTGTACTTGCGCACCGACTGATCCGCTTCAAGTGAGTCCACAGCGGCCTGGCCTATCCTGGCGATGAGACCTATCCGGTAGTCAACGGCGTTGCCGGATAGGAATCGGTTGTCCTGCTTCGATTGAGCGTGGCAGTTGCGCTCATCGAACCGGAGATGCGGCGCGGCGCCGACTGACCTGTAATGCCCTGCATCTACCGCGTTGCCGCTCCAGTCCAGGGGCTTTCCGCTGGAGATGCAGAGATGACCGGCCAGTTGATCGCGCCACCGGATGAACTCATTGAATGCTTGCTGGGCCTCTTTCATGTGCTCGCCCCGACTCTTCAGCTTCTCCTTCCTGGCCTTGATCTCCCGGCGCTCGATCAGGTCCAGCGATTTACGTTTCCGCTCCCGCAGAGTTTTAGCCAGAGAAAGCCCGCAGGCTGGGCTGCAAACGACCTGAAGGTCTTTAATTGGAGTGAATTCGCTCCCACAGGCTTTGCACTTCTTCTTGCGGGGTGTGCGTGGGGTTATGCCGCTGGCCTTGAGGGGGACGGTTCGCTTCAATTCCGTGCGCCTCATGCCGACACCTCATGGGACTTCTGAAGGTCCGGGGCGAAGTTGCCGCGCAGGGGCATGAGATTTCGCTCGGCTTTCTGCGTCCAGCCAGCATTTGTCTTCCCCCGCTGGTGGTCAGAGGTGTAAATCCCTTGTGCCGTTACAACCCATACGTCTACGCCGGATGTGTTGTAGTTCACAAAACCTTCCGGGCTGACATATCGACAGCCCGCCGGAGCAATGAAACTAAGCTCCACAACTCTTCCTATATTTTCAGGGAACCAGCAGTTGGTGATGATCGCCAAGTCTCCAGCCTTGAATTGATTGTTCATGCGGCCTCCCCCATGTTGCAGCGCATCTTCATGTACTCGCTGTCTTCGGGATGCGGCAGGTAGATCCCATGCTCGGCCGCCCAGACGTCGATGCAGGTCATGAAGGCGTGCATGTCGCCCTTGTCCAGCCCGCTGGTGTGGCGCAGATCGAGGCGCTCTGTGACCTCGCCAGTCTTGAGGTTGATATCCCGGATCACCTCTTCACCCAGGAACGTCAGCTTCAGGTTGCGCTTCATGTTCTCCATGTTCATTGGGGAGCCGGTGGCGAACGTCGTCTTTCCCATGCTCACGAAGAACTGGGCGGCGCACTCACACCACTTGTGGAACAGCGCGTTCTGCGGAAGGCTGCGGCCCGCGCCGGTGATCGTCACATTGCAGGGGAAGCCCTTGATGCGGATCGCGGCGCTGACGGCGGAGAGCTCAGCCAGGGAGTTCAGGCGGATTTTATCGGCCATGACTCACCTCCTTCCGCGCACTCTTCTTGCGCTTGAGCGTAATGCTGGAAGGCATTGAGTAGAAGCATTCACGACGCCACGGTGCGCCTGCACGATCAGCAGGATGGAGTTGGGTCTTAGTCATTGCTTGCGCTCCCGTGCAGCCAGCATCTGATCGGCAAACTCATAGGCGGCTTCGGAGTAGTCGCGCATATTCACGTAACGTTTTTTTGATCCATCAGACATGGTCCGAGACCAGCCGCCGTTGATGACCAAACCATTCAGAGCCTGCATGGCGATCTCATCGCGCAGGCGGACAAGGTCCTCGGATGCCGGGGTGAGTTTTTTCACTGGTGACGTCATTGCGCAGCCCTCTTCCCGAATTTGGCCATCAGCAGCTCACGCGCCGATGCGCCGTCTGCCGGGATTCCTTGTTTGATGATTCGCTCTTGCGCCTGTCGCTCGGCCAGTTCATCGGCCAGCTCCAGCACCGACTTCTGGCTGTCGTGACCTATGCCGGTAAGGATCTTGCCGTCGAGCGGCTGCCCAGCCTGGGCGCGGCGAAGAACGATTTCGTAGTTACGGTCGAAGCGCTCTCGAAGGCCCTTGTCGGTCTGCTTGGCTGAACGCAGGTCGAACAGGCCAGTAGCTACCGCCGCGATCTTCACGGCCTCATGCCCGTAGGTGCCCATCAACGCCTCCATCCACGCATCCGCAGAGCTGGGCATACCGAAGTCCTCGGCGCTTGGCTGGCACATGGCGATGAACTCGCCGACGCTGGGGGCGAAGGGTTTCTTGAGCTTGCGGCACTTCTGGATGCCGAATTCGATCTGCTCCAGGGTGCGAATGCCTTCGTCGGCAAACTCCTTGATCCACTCAGACTTGGCGGCATCCAGGGCCTCAGTCGACGGCCACGCTTGGCGCCATGCTGGGAAGATCCCGCGCAACCGGCGGAAAAGGTCGTTCACCACCTCGGCAGTCTCCAGCGAAACGACGACAGGCGCCGACACCTTCACCGGAGGCAGATTGCTCATGGTCGCCATGAGCTGCGAGGCGGGTTTCACTGAGGCACCATGAGGTTTTCAGCCCATGCGATGCTGTCGAAGTCAGGACCGGAGGACGCTGCTGACTGGGAGCGGGCATTCTGGGTCAGGCGATTAGCGATCCAGGCGGCCTTGAAGCCCTGCCAGCCAGCGGACAACGCCTCGGTCATCGCGACATCAGCGGCGATGCCAAGCTCGGCGCACTTGGCCAGCTCGGCGTTCAGGGCGTCCCACACGGTCTGGGTAGTCGCGGCGCGCTTGGTCTTGCGCAGGGCCAGCCAATCGACAAGTAGTTGATCAGGGATATGATTCGGATTGTCGGCCAGCATCTGGGTCTTGCCGAACGGAGCCTTTCGCTCAGCCTTTGCAGGTGCCGATTCAGCCAGGGGGGGCATACCTTCTTCCGTAGGAAGAGGTATAGGGGTTTCTTTCTTTGTATAAAGAAGGCAAGTTGCCGTTTTGGTCTCACTCGAGGAATGTCTCAGTGAGACGATATTGTCTGAGTGAGACGTTTTGGTCTCAGTGAGACGGGTTGGTTTTTCTTCGTAGAACGACCATTCTGAGACCGGGGAAATACCGATATCGCCACGGCTTCCACCTACCCGGTAAATGATCCGGCGCTCAAGCAGATGACTGATAGCCTTCGAGGTAACGTCCCGGCGCATGTTGGTCAGCTTGCCCAGGTCGTCAGCGGTGAGGCGGCGGGTATCTTGCTGGTAGCCAATGGTCTGCCGGGCAATAGCCATGACCACGCGCAGCTCCCTGGCTGGAAGATCCACCGTGGCCAAGGACTCCATCAGGGTATTGTCCATTCGGGTGAACCCTCGGGACTTGTCAATTTGGATGATGTTTGTCATAGTTCGTCTCGCTGAATTGCTGTTGAAAGAGCCGACCTCGACCGTCGGCTTTTTTGTGCCCGTCTACTCGGTTACACCTAATAGTGGGTAGGGACTGCACCAAAATCGGCATATCGAAGTTCACGCATGCGTGAACATCAGGCTGCCTTCACCGAGGAATCCATCACGTCCAGGCTCTGGCGAACGTGGTTGATCTCCTGTCGGATCAAGCTCTTCTCGAATGTGCTGACATGGCTGTCCTTGAGAGCCTCATGGACTGCGATGGTCAGATCAGCCACTTCCTTGCCGACGTTGATCAGGGATGAGGTAAGCGCCTGAGGCTTCGGTGCCACTTTGGCGACCAGCTCAAAGCCGAACTCTTCAGCCAACACCGCAAGCGGCCTCATATCTCCCGTGTGCAGCAAGATCCCGAACAGATGTTCAGCGGTCAGCCGGTGAGCATCGTTATCAGGGTTGGCGCGCTGGAGCAGGCTCACATGTGGCACACCCATCTTTGCCGCGAGGCTCTTGGCTTCGTTGTCCAGCACTGCTGCCTGGCATGCCCGCAAGAAATTTTCCATTCGTAAAACCTCTGCTGTGTTTCTGTGGTGGCCTGGTGCCAACACGCCGAAAATTGGTCAACTCAAACTGATCAAGGACGCATCCATGACCGACTCAGAACTTCAGGGCGAGATAGCCGCCCTTCGATGCTTTGTTGCTGCTTTGGCCTATACCCTTCCACTCGCCTCTCAACTCAGGCTTTGGCCTTCGTTTGAAGCGTTTGCAGACCTGGCCAAGTTCCAGCTCTCAGATGAGGCGCTGGTAGGGTTTGAACGGACTGCGGTTTCGCTGAGTGCGAGACGGCCGGTGATGGGTTAGGCGGCGCCGCGAAGAACCTTATGGGCAAGGTCGACAAGGTCGGGCCGAAGGCCTGCAATCGTGATTTCACTGTCGGAGGCGTCTTGAAGGCGCTCCGCAAGCTCTGCGGAGGCTTTTCGGTGACCACCTGCGAGCTGCCACAGGTGACCAACAGTGGTCTTGGCGGCGGCAGCAACACCCTGGCGCCGATCATTTGTAGCGCTGGCTAGCCAGTGACGCAGATGGTCATTCATTAGGATTCTCCTTACACATGTCAGAAATTTAGCTCATGGCTAATTTCAGAGCAAGGAAAATTTAGCTTTGAGCATATTTAGCAGCCAGCTAAACACTGGCATTCTGCGCATCATGGATATCTACGAAATACGAAAGCTCAACCTCATCAAGCTGATCGGCAAACAGAAGAAAGCGTCGTGCGCCGAGCGTTGGGGGATGAGTCCTGCGCATCTGAGCCAGATACTTTCCAACAAGACCGCAAAGAACCTCGGCGACGACGTGGCAAGGCGTATCGAAGAGGTCGAGGGCCTACCCTGGGCGTGGTTTGATTCAATACCGTTTAGTGAGGCGGCTCCAGTTACGAACCTAGATGGTTTTGAGCCTGCGTCCGACGACGAAAAGTCTTCTTCAGCCTCATCAACTGCCGAGCTGATGAATCAGATGCTTTCATCTAAAGCCGGTAAGAACCTGTCGGAAAAGGTTCGCGAAATGGTGTTGGCAGCTGCTGCTCAAGCAGAGAGCGGCCTCGGCACGAATCAGAGTTACGTGCCATCCAACTATTCCAGCCTTAAGCCCAAGAACGACGAGATCCTTATCCCCCAATACGACATCCGGGCGGCAATGGGTGATGGCCAGCTACCACCTGATTACACAGAGGTGGTGCGGAATCTGGTAGTGCGCGAGGAGCTCCTGCGCGAGAAAGGCGTGACCTACACTGCTGCCGCGTCTTTGGCCATGATCAACGGATGGGGTCAGAGCATGGAGGGCACCATCAACGACAAGGATTTAGTGATAGTTGATAAGGGTGTGAGGGATTTCATCGGTGAGGGAATCTACG